GTCGAACCGGTCTGTGATCCACTGCTGGCCGCAGTGGGGGCACTGGTAGCCGTGGCGGGTGGCCTGTCCGCGGCGCCGTTCCAGGGCGGGCTCTATGTCCCGCTCGAGGCAGTTGGGGCAGCTGTCCGTCATGTGAGCCCTCCTGGGGTGCAGCCGGGGCAGGGGCACTTGCTGCTGGCGGCGGGTCGGTCGTCGACGAGCCAGCAGCGGTAGTCGGTGAGTGCGGCGTCGATCTGCGGGCCGGTCGGGGCGGGTACCGGGGCGGGCCGGCTGGTGCCGGTGGGCCAGGCGCCGGGGTAGGCGATGTGGACGTTGTCGGACGCTGCGGCGGGCTTGCTGGCACGCTGCCTCGGAACGTTGACGGGAAGCCCGGCGGCCAGCAGCAGGAGGGCGACGACTTCACCCTCGCCCTCGGCGCGGGCGGCGGCGATGTCCTCGGGCGTGAGCTCAGTCATCACGCCTCCGGGGCCATGTCGACGAACCGGCCGTAGTGGCCCTGGAAGGCGACGGTGATGTCGCCGGGGTGGCCGCCGCGGTGCTTGCCGACGATGAGGTCGGCCTCGCCGGCCCGCGGGGAGTCGCGTTCGTAGGCGTCCTCGCGATGCAGCAGGACCACGATGTCGGCGTCTTGCTCAATCGCTCCGGACTCTCGAAGGTCGGACACTTGGGGGCGCTTGTCAGTGCGCTGTTCCGGACCGCGGTTGAGCTGGGCCAGCACGATGATCGTGATCCCGAACTCCTTGGCCATGAGCTTCAGCTGGCGGGACATGTCGGCGACGGCCTGCTGCCGGTTCTCGGACTTGGGGGCGTACATCAGCTGCAGGTAGTCGACGATCACAAGACGCAGGCCAGCAGTGCGGACGAGGTGTCGGACCTGGCTGCGCAGGAGCGGCACGGACAGGTGCCCGGTCTCGTTGATGTGCAGCGGGGCGGGGCGTACCTGGCCGGCGGCCTTCGCGAGACGGGTCAGTCCTGCGGGGTCGACGGTGCCCTGCTTGTGGTGGTGAAGGGCGACCTGCGCGGTGGCGCACAGCAGGGTGTCGGCGAGGTCTTCCTTGTTCATCTCGAGGGACTGGAACAGCGTCGGGATGCCGTGCTTGACCGCGGCGGCTCGTGCGAGGCCGAGGGCGAAGGTGGTCTTGCCCATGGCGGGGCGGGCGCCGACGACGATCATCTGGCCGGGGGCCCAGCCGCCGGACAGCAGGAGGTCGAGGTCGATGAACCCGGTGGGGATGCGGTTCTCGGTCGTCGGCTTGGTGACGGCCCGCTCGAGGCTGCCGGCCAGAAGATCGCCGACGACGGCCATGTCGGCCTGCTCGATGGTGCCGAGGACGCCGTCAAGCTGGGCTTGCGCGGCGGGGACGTCCTCGTCGGGGTCGAAGGCTGCGGATCGGCCGCGGGTGATGGCGTCGTAGCCGTGGGCGACGAGACGGGCGGCCTTGGCCTTCTTGGTGATGCTGGCCGCGTACCAGCTGGTTGCGCCCGGCTGGGCGTGGCTGTACAGGTCGCTGAGCTGGTCGCGGGTCAGCGGGACGATCGGGAGGTAGCCGGACGCTCGCCATGCCTGCAGCTGGGCGTTGACGGCTTCGTAGCGGATCTCGGATCCGGTGAGGGTCTGGCGGATCTCGTCGACGGCGTGCCAGGTCCAGCGGAGGCGGTCGTCGGTGATGTCCGCGGGGTCGAAGTCGGCGGCCATGTCGTCGATAAGCGAGGGCTGCTGCATGACGTTGGCGACGACGATGCGTTCGGCGTCCAGGTCTCGGGGGCGCTGCGGACCGAGGCTGTCCGGCTCGTCCGTGGGGGCGTCCCACAGGTCGGCGGTCACCGGGTGCCCCCCGCACGCCGGTCCTTGCCCTCGAGGAGGAGGACTCCGTCGCGGAACATCTCGCGGAGCCGGGACTGGACGCGCTCGCCGACGATGTGCTCGGTCTGGCTGGGCAGGACGTCGCAGGTGATCAGGACGGGCCGGCGGTTGATGTACCGCTCGTCGAAGATCTCGTAGAGGCGTTCCTGGGTCCAGCCGCCGGGCGAGACGCGGGCTGCGGCCAGGTCGTCGATGTACAGCAGGTCGGATCGCTGGAGGTGGGCGGTGAGGACACGGCCGTCGTAATCGCGGCTGTCGGGTCGCAGGGCGTCGAACAGGGCGGTGGACCGCCACGTCTCGACAGACGGCTGTCGGCCGGTGGTCGCGATGTACTGGTCGATCCAGCGGCGGGTGGCCTGCCATGCACTGTGGGTCTTGCCGACGCCGATCGCGCCGGTGAGGAACAGGCTGGCCGGAGCGTTCGCGGCTCGGGTGGCCCAGGCGGCAGCCTTCGGGTGGAGGTCGATGTCGTGCTGATAGATGACCGGGGTCTGCTGCAGGAAGCTGGCGACGGCGTCCTCGCGGCGTTCGCGGCGGACGGAGTCCCGCGGGTCGGGCAGCTGGTCGTCGTGGTCAGAATTCGAGTGCACGGCGCTTCTCCTCATCGGTCATGTCGCGGGGTGCGGTCTGCGCGGCGCCAGCAAGTGAGCGCGGCAGCGGGGGCGGTTCGTCCTCGTAGCGGGCCTGGTTGAGCCAGGTCGAGGCGTGGGGGATGAACTGCTGCTCGGTCTGCGCCGCCCGGTAGTAGTCGGCGTGGGCCTTGATGGCGGCGAGGATCCGGTTGGGATCGGCGCCGGCCTTCATCGCTTTGGTCCAGGCCTTGGTGGCTTCGCTCTTGCCGGCCTTGCGGGGGTAGGCCGACCAGAAGGCGTCGAAGGCGGGGCCGGGGTCGGATGTGCTCGCCGCCGGAGGCGGTGAGGGAGTCTTTTTCCCTGCTCCCTGCTCCCTGCTCCCTGATCCCTGCTCAGGGCGGAGGGTCTCCAGAGGACTCTGGTAATCCTCCGGAGGACTCGGAAGGTCATCCGGAGTTGCCTCTTTGCACAGGTCAGAGACTTCTTCGGGCCGTGGGAAGCGGTTCTTGCGGGGGTGGCTGACCTTCTGGTGCTCGGACCAGTTCGCGACGGCGACGAGAGGCCTTCCGGAGTCCTCGTAGAGGGCGATGAGGCGGGCCGCGTGAAGGCTCTGGAGATCCTCGCGAGTCCTCTGGAGGATGTCCGGAGCTTCTTCGAGTGGCCAGATCGCGGCCCGGATGAGACGCGCGTCTGCCGGCCCGACGCCGTTGTCGTCGACGTAGGTCCACAAGCCGATGAACGTGAGGCGCGCGGACAGCGGCAGCTCGGCGATCGTCAGGGAGGTGAAGAACTCCGGCTTGATGGATCGGATGCGGGCCACGGTGGCCTTCTCTCTGGCTGGCTGGTGCGGGTGGCTAGGCGGCGAGTGCGGCGTCGACTTCGCCGAAGGTCATGCCGAGGCGGGCGGCTACCTCGGTGCGTGCGAGGCCGGCAGTGGTCACGAGCCAGCGGGCTTCCTCGGCGCGGAGCTCGGGCTTGGTCAAGCCGTACTCGGGGGTGAAGTGCGGGTCGTCGATCGCGTCGGGGTACTTCGCCCAATACCTCGGCGGCGGCCAGCCTTCACGTGCGCCCCAGTTGCGGGCCCGCTTGCTCTGGGCAGCGCTGACGCCGTGGCGGAGCGGACTCTTCCTGGCGATCCGGGCGTAGGCTTCCGCCGCCGCGTTGTGGGTGGAAGCGAAGACGATCTCTCGATGCAGCAGCGTCGACATGTACGGCCAGCTGATGCCGCTTTGCGATGCGATTGCCCGCAGGGGCCAGCCGGCTGTCACCAGAGCCTGGATGCGACGAGTCGTCCCCGTGCCGGGGAGGCGCCCGCGAACGTGGCTCTCCTCGGTGACTGCGAGGATCTTTGCCGCGATCTCCGGGCTCGTTCGCTGCTTGCGCCCGCGGCTGCGGTTCGGATGGGAGCGGAGGAAGTCCCGCACGGTCTGGATGGAGAGGCCGGTTGTCGCGGCCACCCAGCCGGCCCCGATGCCGGCAGCTTCCAGGGCGATCAGGTGCTGGCGAACGGGCTCGGCATCGACGTAGCGCTGGCTCCAGGTGCCGTTCCGGTGAGCTCGGAGGCGAGCGGCGTTGCGGATGTTGTAGCGCTCGACGCACTCGACCTTGCGGCAGCCGTAGTCGGTGTAGCAGGTGAGCGCGTTGTGGTGGGGGGCCTCGGTCGTCACTGGTCTTCCTCCGTCCTTCGGGTCTGGTGGGGGATGCCGGCGGGGAATTCGGCGGCGATGATCCGGTCGAACTCGGCGTCCTCGACTGCCTGGCGCTTGGTGCGGGCCTTGGTGAGGTCGCGGCGTACATCGGCTTCGGTGCGGCGGGCGGCCTGCTGGGCGGTGCGCTGGAAGCGGCGGTGAGTGCGGGGTCGGTGCCACTGGTCGAAGCCGGTGGTGGCGATCACGAGGAGGCCGACCGCGACGGCGATGCACGCCCAGACGGCCTCGGAGGCGGTCACGCGGCAGC